TGCGTTCGACTGCAATGGCGCGAATCATATCAGACTTAATTTTTATTTGTCAACAAGGAACAAATAAATACAAAGCCCAATAAACACAATGAAGAGTAGCTCAAGCATGATTACTTGGACAATCAGGGCAATGGCTAGGTCTATCCATACAAACCCCAAGGTGCTTACATTCATAGGTAAATTGGGGAATCTTCCTAAACTCTTCATCTTCTAGCTCTTGGTCTTCCATCTCTTGTATGGTGCGCTTACGCCATACAGTCTTACGGGCGCGACAACCGTCCTCACAGCCGCGCAAGCATAGGGATTCTTGTGGGTAATGACAATCAGTTTGGTCACGCATGGCGTATGTCTCCAGTCATAATCAATGCAAGGGTTATCAGATACACGGGGGCGTTATGCCCCTCGCGTACACGGTCTAGCAGCTTATGGGCATCAGCTAGGGACATTGGGCTTTTCTTTTGGTGTCCATCCAAAGCGCCGCCAAGTTTGGGTGATGTCGGTGCGTGATGCGGGTACATAGTCAAACCCTTGCGCGAGTAAGCGCGTGGGGCGCGTAGGGGTGCGCGTTGGGGGAATCGGGATTAGTAATGGCTTGAGCATGGTTTACCTTATAAAAAAGATTAACAGGGCTACTGACACTACAAAGATTATGGCGCAAACTAAATCGTCATTGTTTGGTGTGCATGGGCGCGAGTAGCTGTCGCGGTCTACTTGTCGGGCGATAGCGGCGGTTATATCTTGGTTAACCTTGTCGAAAATGTATCGGCTTTGCATGGCGTTTTATTCCTTTGGTAAGTGATTGGAAAGCGTGTCCATCCAGCTACGGGCAGAATCTTCGCCTAGCATCCAAATGATATCTAAACCAAGGCTTTCGGCAGTAGCATCAGCCGCTTCAATATCTCCATGGTCACCAAGGTTATATATCAATCCATCAGAGGCAAGACAAAAATAAATTTCAGAAGTTTTCATGGGTTTTACTCCGGTTATGCGCCCGTAGGCGCGTGGGGGGTTTATAGGGTTTAAGACTGGGTGACTGGTTCGTATGTCCAATTCACGCCATCATGTTCATCAGCGAATACCCATTCAATTAGCTCTTCGCTCTCATGCTCAGGGTTTTCCTCTATGATTTTTGTTTGTGCATCTTCCAAGGTTTCAGCTTCGACAAAGTATTCATAAGAGACATTTTTAAAAATCTGAAATGTTTTCACGGTTTACCCCTTAAAAGTTTAGGAAATGGTGCGCGAGCGCGTACCGCATAACCCCCTAGTTTTAGGGGGCTACACGCTACGGGCTAAACGGGGCGGTATTGGCTACCGTTCCAGCGTTCCAGCTTTTCAGGCGTGGCGGTGTCCCGTGTAAGGCTGCGCTGCGCCTCCCTAAGCGCGTGGGCATCATCACGCGCCCCAATCATCACAAAGCCATAACGCCCTTTGTAACGGTATGAGGTTAGCCCGTGGGCTGCTAAAGGTTTATCGTGTAGGCTTATCTCTATCATGCTGCCTCCCTTTGCTTAATCTCTGCCCATGTAGGCTTTTTAGGCGGTGTAGGCGTGGCGGTCAATAGGCAGTATTCGCGCCACTCTGCGTCATTCATTTCTACACCGTCAATCATGTAGGCTTCAGTTGCCCCATTTGGTACACCGGCACTAAGGTACGGGCGGTGAGCTACTATGCGCCCATTTGATAAGGTTACATTGCTTCGCATGGCTTACCCCTTAGATATTGGCTTGATGTAAGAAATATTCGTAACCGTCTTTTTTAGCGTTTAGAGTGTCAACAATTTCTATTGCTTGGTCATAAAAGTAAAACAACCGCGTAGAAATGGCTTCTGTACCTAGTTGTTTATTGATGCACTTAATGAAATAGGCTTGCATAGGTTTACCCCTCAGTTTAGGAATGGTGCGACATTGCACCGCAAAGCCTACGGTAATAGGCTTCACGCTACATAGTCTTACTCTGAGGCGGTTTCTTCTTCTTGGTTTTCTTCTTTGTATGCGTCAAACATGGACTGAGCTATTTCCCGCCAGTTAACCGCATCAAGAAAAGCCAGAGCATAGTCACGGGCTAACCCCTCAGGGCTACTTTGCTCAATTATTTCCTGAGCATATTCCTTAAGAGAATCGGCTGCTTGGTAAACCTCTAGCCCGTTATCAAACTGGTCAAGCCACGCTACTCCGTCAAATATCTCCAAATTGACGCGCCACGTTTCATAATTTGTCCAACCGTTATACGTTTTGTTTGTCATGGTGTAACCCCTTACAGTTTAGGAATGATGCAATAGCGCATCGAATAAGGCTAACCCGTAGCCCTACCCGCTAAGCTATTAAGCAGCTACACCCTCAATCGGTTGTGAATCGGTACAGATGCACACAATGCGTTCAAACTTAGGCGCACCAAGCAAAGTTGTCACGGTGACGTTTTTGCCCGTGTGTGTGTAGCTCTCTACGCGCATCTTTTTACCGTGTACGGTAATCAGTTGCCCAATGGTGTAACTAGCCTTTGGAATAAATGCGAATTTCATGCTTAGCCCCTTGTGAATAAGTTTAGGAAATGTAGAGAGTGCTTTCTCTACTATATATTACTATGCTAAAACCATGCCAATATTGAAACCTATATAAATCAACTACTTACAAAAAAGCATAGCACCAACATAGTGCAATATATAATCATCATACTCTATTATAGTGCATATAATCTCTATAATGGTGCATGGTGTGGATAGTGTGGATAAGTTAGAGTTATCCACAAGCATACTATATAGTTATATTTATACTATGTTATAAAAGTAATTATGTTATGTAGTTAACTATAAATATCTACATAATATGTTATCTACATACTATCATTATATATATATATAGTAACTACATACTATGTAATAAATGGTATTACTATAATTAAGTATCTACATACTGTAAACGCTAATAATGGCGGTTAGAGACAAGCTATGTCCCGCCCATGCGCTACGGGTAAAAGGGGTTTATGGGTTGCCATAAGCTACGGTATGTGGTTACACGGCGCTATTTATAAGCATGGTTATGGGTAATGGGTTTGGTCATGCGCTAACTCTTACGCTCTACGCTCTCGCGGTCATCGATTGGGTTTGGGTTTGTAAAAGTGTGTGCCCCATTCGCTTCCTCCACCAAAAAAAATATGTGTTTTCTGGTATCCTGATGTCTTGTCAGTTGTCATTCCTTTGATGGAACTTATGCCCTGCCCTTGTGGTGGGGCTTTTTTTTGTCTATACTGCCCAACATGGATAGGGGGATGCAAATGATTAGCATGGAAGTAAGTAAAGATGTGCCTGTGCCACCTGATAAGCGGCGGTATCCGTACAAGGTGATGGAGGTAGGGGACAGTTTCTTTGTTGACGGTGGGAAGTTGCAAGTGGTTTGTAACAACAACTACCGGACTGGGAAGAAGTTGGAACGTAAATTTATCGCTAGATGCGAGAAGGAAGGAGTTAGGGTATGGAGAACGGCTTAGTAAACGGTCATAACGCCATGATGCCTATGGCTGCTGAAGACATGAAGAAGGCTTACATGGAGCGTGTGTATGCCATGAGCCATGCTGAACTGTTTCATGAGCTTATGCGTGTGCATACTGAGTCTGCTCGTCTTATGCAAATGGCACAAGGGGAGATGGAGAAGGTGCGGTCACAACTTGAGCAATACGAACCTATCCATTGAACAGCAGTTATTGGAGAGTAGAAGGTGGCTTCAAGGGGAGATTAAGGCTGCCTTGGCTTGCAGGACTAAGAAGAGCAAGATTGCCTTAGTTGATAGGTGGAAATCGCAGTATTCGCCCATAACTGTGAAGGAGCTACTTAATGTTGCAAGGAACAAGTCGGCTGCCGGGGACATCATTCATTGGGAACTAGGGGATACAAATGACATTAACAGCAGCCGTGGTAACGGTAACCTCTGGAAGAGAGGAGCTAGAAAAGTGCGTTGAGAGTATTGAGGCACAGACCTACCCAGTTGCCATGCACCATATCGTTACAGATGCTATCGTGTCTTTTAACGACTACCTTGCCATGCGTAAAAGATACTGCTCTGCCAAGCGCTCTGTCTCATACTGGGATGGGCGTATCGGAGGACTTGGGCTAGAGGGCAGAAGACTCTTTGCTGCTGCGCCATATCTGGTTAACGAGGATGTGCTGTTCATGTTGCCAGACGATGATTGGTTTAAACCTAACCATGTTGAATCCTTGATGAGCATCATCGAGGATGGAAAAGACTGGGCATATAGCCTGATGTCGGTCTATCACAGGGATGCAAACTTCTTGTTTGACGATGTGTGTGAATGTCTTGGCGAACTTCACCCTTCATACAACACAGGAGTGGGGTTTGCCCCTACTGGCTCAATAGCCATGAGAACACAGGCTTACTGCAACCTAGCCAATGCCTATAACCACAGAGGGTTTGGTCCAGATAGGGTGTTCTATGACGCTGCCAAGCGGTTCTATCCGAACTTTGCTTCCTCTGGTCAACACACCAACTGTTTTCGTCTTGGTGGCAATGAGACATCTTCTAACAAGGCGTTCTTTGAACAGGGTAACAAAATCATGCTTGAGAAGTACAACGGCAAACTGCCTTGGGTTACCCAATGAAATTTAACCTTCAGCAGTTCTACAAATTCTGCGCTCAACTTAAAATTGAGACTAAGGAGCAAGGTCTTAGAAACATGGACCAACTCCTTGGCTCACAGACCTATGTCATGGAAGAAATCTCCTCTGGCTTGGCTAACGGGGTTCACTTCTTTGTTATTTTGAAGGGTAGACAGTTAGGGATTACAACAATCAGCCTTGCGCTAGACCTTTATTGGCATTTCACTAACGCTGGTCTTGGAGGCACACTTGTTACAGATACCGAAGAAAACCGAGATATGTTCAGAGGAACACTCGGTGCATACATGGATGGACTCCCAAAAGAGTACAAAATCCCCATGCTTGCCCACAACAGAAACTCTCTGTCTCTCAAAAACAGAAGTCGCATCTTCTACCAAGTCGCGGGACTTAGAGCCAAAGGTTCTCTCGGACGCGGAAAAGGCATCACATTTCTTCACGGCACAGAAACATCTTCTTGGGGTGACGAGGAAGGTCTGGCTTCCCTACTAGCCTCTCTTGCTGAGACAAACCCTGAGAGACTCTATATCTTTGAATCTACTGCCCGTGGCTTCAATATGTTCCATGAGATGTACGTTACTGCTAAACGGGCGCGTACTCAGAAGGCAATCTTTTGTGGCTGGTGGCGCAATGAGTTCTACTCTGCTGACCCAGACTCAGACATCTACAAAGTTTATTGGGACGGCAAACTTACCACCGAAGAGAAAGAGTGGACACGGGACATTAAGAAGCTGTACAACTTTGAGGTCAACTCAAGACAGATGGCTTGGTGGCGCTGGAAGATGCTCGAAGGTATCAAAGACGAATCCTTGATGTACCAAGAGTTCCCACCCACAGAGGACTATGCCTTTGTGATGACCGGCACTAGCTTCTTCTCCATATCCCGTTGCACAGATGCAGCCAAGATTTCTAAGAAGCTCTCCTATGATTGTTATCGCTACGTCTTTGGCGCTAACTTCCAAGACACCCAAGTAGTCAAGTCAACCGAGCGCTTGTGTACCCTAAAGATATGGGAAGAGCCGGTAGACACCGCCTTCTACGTCATTGGGGCTGACCCTGCTTACGGGTCAAGCGACTGGGCTGACCGCTTTTGTATTCAGGTCTATCGTTGCTACTCGGACGGCATGGAGCAAGTAGCTGCTTTTGCCACTTCTGAACTTAACACCTATCAGTTTGCTTGGGTCATAGCCCACCTTGCTGGCGCATACAAGAACTCAACGCTTAACCTCGAAGTCAATGGACCGGGGCAAGCGGTCATCAATGAACTCAAGAACTTAAAACGCCAAGCGGCTGCTATGGCTGGTGACATGGGCAGACACCTCATGGATGTCTATGGCTCAATGTCCAATTACATCTGGCGCAGAAACGACACGATGGGGGGAATGTCCAACTCTATCGGTTGGCTGACAACAGTACAAACCAAAGAGCGTATGTTGTCTTACATGAAAGATTACTTTGAGCGCGGAATGATGGCTGTCTACGACATGGACACCTTGGAAGAGATGAAGACCATTACCCGTGAGGGCGGCTCTATCTCTGCTTCTGGACGCAACAAGGACGATAGGGTCATAGCCTCTGCTCTGGCGGCAGCCGCCTATGCCGAGCAACTACAACCTCGCCTCATCAGCATGAAGATTAGCCGACAAGTCTCTAGAGCTTTAGAAGACAAGACCCCTGAAGAAGTGGCTGTCGGGCGCAATGTCTCAGACTACCTCAAGAGGATTGGCGTATATGGTCATTAATGTCTTACCCAAG